GTCAAATGTTAGACAAATATAGTCTACAGTTTGATAGATTTATGTTCTTGGCTGGTAATGATTATACTGAGTATTTAATGAGTAAATTTAAATACAAGACAGATGTATTAGAAGGAATGAGAATAGGTGAGCGTATGGCTTACTTAGATAAGTTCTATATAGTGACTAATAATGACAGCTATGCAACTAAACATAATTTTGCCGTTATTAACAATGAAGGCCTATTAGAAACGAAATATGCGGGTTTAGAAGACGCATGTCAAGCAGGATATGAGGCAATTGGTTTAAAAACTAAAAACGGACGTAAAGTTCCTAATTGTGTTCCTAAAGATAGTTTCAATGAAGAATTAATCAACGAGATGATTAAAGATTCACTTAACCTAAATGTATTTGGTTACCCAACAGAATATTTTTACATGTGTCCAGGGGCCAAAGCAACATTTGAACATTTAATCTCAATGAAAGTAGATGAAGATACTAAAGGTATGATTCGTTCAGCTGCTCAAATTGCAGATAATATTTTTGACTTAGAAGAAGATGTAATTGAAGATAGAAGTGCTACACCTGAGGATGTTGAATTAGCCTCTATTTTAATTTCTGATTTTAAAGATTTGATTTTAGAAATAGATGAAATTACCGGTATGACACATGACGTGTCTTATATGGACGGACATTTAGCTAAAATTAAATCATATTTGCCTACTGAAGATTTTGAAATCAATGTTGCTGCTTTACCTAATTATGTTAATGAAGCATCAATAGGTAAAAAGCGTAACTTTGCTGCTGAATTAGCTGAAAAGCAAATGTTAGTAGGTCCATTAATGACCCCACATAAATTAATTCCTCGTGTTGATGAAAAAACAGGTGAGGAATATAAAGTGTTTTTCAGTGCTGAAACTATTGAAAAAATTGCATATAAAATGATGCAAGATAAATTAGTTGATGCTGTTAATATTGAACATGATGGTGCTCATAGAGTTGATGATGCTTATTTAGTTGAAACATGGATTGTTAAAGATCCAGAACATGATAAAGCAACATTATATGGTTTCAAACCAGTTAAAGGTCAATGGTATGGAATGTACAAAATTGACAACAGACGTGTTTGGAACGAATATGTAAAAACAGGTAAAGTTAAAGGCTTCTCAGTTGAAGGCTATTTTTATAACAACGTATTAATTAACAAATAATTATGCCAATTCCAAAACGTGGTGCAGAACCAAAAGACGAGTTTATAGCAAAGTGTATAGCGAAGTTACGCAAAGAATATCCTGTGAAACAAGCCGCTGCTATTTGTTATGCTCAAGCAAAAAAATAACTTAAACACATTAACCCTATATTTATAAACAAATTAATTAATTATGAACAAAGAACAATTAAAAGAGTTGGTAAAGCAACACTTTGGCTTAGTTGATAAGACTCCTTCTAAAGAAACATTTGGTGAAGTTTATGATGAGAACAAAGCGTTCAAAATCGTTTTCCCTGGTGACACTTTGAAAGTAGGCGACGAAGTAAAAGTAGTTACCAAAGAAGGCCAAGAAAGCCTCGCTCCAGATGGATACCACAAATTAGAAGATGGTACAATGATTAAAACCGAAGGTTCATCAGTAGTAGAAATCGTATCAGCAAAAGGTGAAGAAGAAGAAGAAATGGCTGCTGTAGATGGTTTAGGCGCTGTAGAAGATAAAGAAATTGCTGCTGTTGAAGAAGCATTTGCTGCTAAAGAATCTATTTCAGGCGTTCAAGGTACTACTCCTCAAAATTCTGTAACTGAAACTAATGTTCCTGTTTCTACATTGACTGGCCCAGTTAAAACTGAAGCTGAAGTAGAAGCTGAAATGATGAAGAAAGTTAAAATGGCTATCGACGAATCTATCGCTTCTGAAATTGCTGGTATCAAAGAAGAAATGAAAGCAATGAAAACCAAAATGGAAGAATTCATGAAGTCGCCTGCTAAAGACAAAACTATGATGTCTGCAGAAGCTAAAGAAAATTTCTCAACTGAAAATCTTCAAGCCAAACAAATGAAAATTATGGCTGAACTTTTGAAAAATAAAAAATAATATTTAACAACAACACAACTAAAACAATACAATTATGTCATTAAACGTATCCGCCCTATCCGATTTTAACAACCAGGTTGCTGGTGAGTTAATCATCAAGATGGTTTATGCTGGTTCAACAATGGAATATATCACCATCCAAGAGGGAGTGAAATACCAAGAGCCTATTAACCTATTCGAAGTAAGCTTGTTCATGCAAAATGGTACGTGCGTTAGCACTGCCTCAGGTTCAGCTACTTTCACTCAACGTACTATTGAGGTTTGTCCTCGTACTTCATTCGATGCATTGTGCTTGAAAGACTTAGATAAGAAATACTTAGGTATCTCTGCTTTGGCTCCAGGTTCATACAACGAAACCTTCGCTTTGGCTACTCAATACTCTGAGTTATTGGTTAACCAATTCCAAAAAGCTAACGACTATTTCTTGTGGCAACAAGTTTCAGGTAGTGCTTCTACTTTTGGAGGTACTTGCGCTACAAGTGGTTTGGCTACTATCATCAGTTCTTCTACTTCAGGAGTTGTTCCTGTTGTTATCAACGCTGCTTCAAGTTCAGCTGCTAACATTTTGACCACTATGGACACTATGATTGCTACTTCAAGTGCTGATGTTGCTGACCGTGAAGATTTGACTTTCTTCATGAGCGTAACTTTGTTCCGTAACTACTTGACTGGTTTGCGTTTGGCTAACAACTTCTACTTCGATCCTAACTCAGTTACTAACCGTGGTGGTTTGTACGAAATGCAATATCCATTCCAACCGAACGTCAAAGTGGTAGGTACTGTAGGATTGCAAGGTTTGAACCGTATCTTCTTAGGTCCTGCTAAGCAAATCGTTGCTGGTACTGACTTGTTGAGTGACTTCACTGAATTCCAGTTGTGGTACGATATTAACAGTGACACATTGCGTCACCGTATTTCTACTAAACTTGGGGTTAACATTGCATACCCTGAATTCTGGGTTTCTGCTCAAGCAACTGTTTAATTTTTGTCTAACATTTTAAAATCAGAAAGATAATATTATGCCATGTACTATAACATCAGGATTCCAGTTGGGTTGTCGTGACAACACAGGTGGTATCAAAAACATTTATATCTTATCTGGTTCGATCACAAGCATTTCAGGAAGCCAAGGTTTAATTACTTCGATTTCCGGTTCAGGTACCTACTATCAATTCCAGTTGTTTAGACAAACGTCTAACTACAGTGAGGAGATAGTAGCTACTCCTGAAAATGGTACAGTAGTTTACAACCAAACTTGTAACGCTGTATTCTTTAAAATGCAGACTTCAGTTCGTAACCAAGTAAGAGTATTAGCTCAAAACCCTAACTTATCAATTGTTATTGAAACTAACAATGGTAGTGAAAATGGAGCCGCTCGTTGGTTCTTGATGGGTCAAGTAAACGGCGCTCAGTTGTTGAGTGGTACCAGTGCAACTGGAACTGCATTCAGCGATTTGAACGGTTATAACTTGGTTTTCTCAGGAAACGAGCCTAATCCAGCTTCAGAAATTAGCGGTTCAGCTACTTCATTCACTGGTTCATTAAGCGGTATTACAATTACCTCTTACTCAACTACTCTTTAATCTTAAAATAAACCAAAATGGGGGTTGCGCATATGCGTTAACCCCCTACTTGGTTGAAAGTAAACTATGCTACAGTTAAACGTTTCTTCAGCAACAAATTCAAGTGCGGTTTACCCTGATGTGACAGCATCTGCTGGTACAACTCAGGTATTACTTGACTTTACTCAATCCTACGATTATTCTACTAAAGGTGATGTAATTGCCACTTTAATTAATACTCCAAGTCCTACAAATCCTTGGTTAGTATTTCAAGTTACAGGTTCAACATTACCAACAGCCTCAGGACAATATAATGTTCAAATTTGGGAATTTAATCCAGCAAGTACTTTAGGTACTTGGGGAACACAAGCTACATTATGGGTTAATACTTCTAATTTATGGTCTGGAGGAGGAGCATATGTTAAAACAAGATTGTTGTCAACTGATAGAGCGTTTGTTTCAGGCAGCAATGGAGTAGATACAACAACATATTTATTACCGACAAACGGAGGTACTTATACTACCTATAACTATCCATAATAATGAGTGAAAATAAAAAATATACATTCAAAACTATTCCCCGTTCTAATGGAACTAATCAACGTATTAGTTTAGTTGAACGTAAAAATCAATTTTTTATTAGTTTTGGTGCTGATAATGGTTTCCCTAATAAATTGATTGATTTAGTTAACTATTCATCAATTCATGGAACTTGTGTAAACGCAACAGTAGAGGCAATTATTGGAAATGGTTTAACCTCCAATATGCCTAAAACATTAGATTTTGCTAACTCTGAAGGCGAATCTTGGAATGATGTTTTCAAGAAAGTAGCTAAAGACCTTAAATTATTCGGTGGTTTTGCTTTAGAAATTATCTGGTCTAAAGATAGAAGCAAGATTGCTGAAGTATATCACATAGATTTTTCATACTTACGTGCTAAAGAAAAAAACTTTAGAGGTAAGATTCCAGGTTATTACATTTGGGATGAATGGAATGGAGTTAGTTCTTATGTAAATCAATCATTAGAAGACATTCCATTTTTACCAGTATATAACCCATTAAAAAAAGACGAAGAACCAAGTCAAATTTATGCTTACTACTCATATCGTCCTGGTATGAAGTACTATCCTGTTCCTGATTATGTTGGTGCTTTAAAAGTAATTGAATTAGATGCACAAGTTGATAACTTCCATTTAAATAATATTACTAATGGAGTTGTTCCATCTTTAGCTATTACTACATTTACTAATGCTAATGAT